TAATCTTTTGTTAGGGCTAACCTACCTGAGATTAACACACAAAACAACAACTTAAAACTCCCGACCATTCCAGTTTTAAGTAACCCCACCCCCAATCTCTAATCTGCTTGACGAACGGTCTCACGACTGTTCGGTTTTCCCTAACTGCTCCGGCCCTGCTTTGTGCACCTCCAACGTCCCCTTTGGACACAACCTTAATGGTATTTTCCTAAGATGGTAAGCTCTTCTCTAGGCACATCCACCTCCGGTACCAAACCTCAACCTGCTCCCCAGTTTCCCAAACTGACAAGCATCGCTCCTTCGACTCCTAAGACCGGAAAATTTACCAATCAGTCTTCGTTGGTTTCCATTCCCAACACTGTTCGCACACACAAAACTGAGTGTGAGCGGGCTCAAGGGCCTCAAAGCAAATTTTCCAACTTGAACAAGTCAGGTAAGAAGGCCTTGAAGAGTTCTGGCAAGCAGCCCATAGAACAACCCAGAGTTCCATCCAACAAAGAGTTGTCATATATCTATAGGAAATCCTGCCATATCCTAGACTACTCGTCCAAACTTCCATGCCCAAAAGGGTCGGTAAGACAGTCTTCGAGCGGTAGTCACAGCCCGAGCAGCCCTAGCTCTAGTTCCTGCTCATACCATAGTTCACTCTCATCTGGTCCAAAGTACTCCCGCCCTCAAGAGTACACCAGCTTGTCTGACGTGCAAGCGCTTGTTCAGCACAGCACTGTTCCAGACGCCCAGGCAGTCAAACCTTCCAGGCCAAATGGTATCTACCCACGAACACCAGCCCAGAAAGTCCTCGTGCACAAAGGACAGAAAGTGTCCGCACCACAGGGACCAAACTCTTCCCCCGTACGGGCCCAACAGAAGGTTGAGGCAGCAGGAACTAAACCCCACACAGCTTCCGGCAAACCCTCTTCTAGCTCCGATGTGTCAAAGGGTGGAGTACAGGACTCCAAATCAGGTAGTTCTTCACCTGTCAAACAAGTGCCCAGAAGACACAATAATTGGGGAACATTTAAGCGACCTGATACTGGGTCCTTTCCTGAAGGCGATCAGAAATCTCTTCGGTCTCTGAAGACCGTAGATGATGTCCGTGCTTTACAAATTTTTCCTTCAGAATTGTCACTTAGAATGCAGGAGCATCTGTGCAATTTGCTCGATGGGCTTAATGTCCCCGCCAGTGAGTTCGCGAGGAACTTTGTCCTTTCGAGGATACGTGAGGACAAATTGAAGGCGATAAGCTATTGCTTCCTGATAAGCAATAAGGGTGCTGTTCATTTTTTCAATGCTGACGGCCACTATGTTGGTCGCATCGTTGTCAACGAACCCGTATGGTTCTATGGGAGGGTGGCTGGCTCAAATAAGGGGATGTATCTTTCTTTGGGTGATGGAAAGACATCCAAATGTTTCTTGAAATCTCGTTTCCCAACCCTACGTGAGTTCTTGGTCAATGATTGGGCCAAGGGGAAGAGTTCTCTGAAACACGTAACAGTATTTGACCCGGTTAAAAATAGGAATTGGCGAGGTGATAGGGGATTTTGCTGGTTGCCCCTCTATTTGGCTTCCGAAATCCCCTTAGCACAGTACCCTACATCTGGTCTGGTACGGCTGTTTTCACTTTACGATAAGTTTGGCCCCGTGCCCATTGTGAAAACCGGCAAATACTATCATTATGATGTGAATGGCCGGCGCCATATAAAGTTCCCTAATGTTTGGGTCGGTGCTGAAGACTCTGAGTCTACCTCAGAAATTACAACCTGGGAAGATTGTAATGCAGATCCCTTGTTGAGGACTGCTGTTGACAGTGTTCTGAAGAGGACTGTTCTGAAAGAATCCTCTAATTTCCAAACCAACATAGACAACTTGTTCGATAAAGCATTGTCGCATGCCCTTCATTCTTCTAGGGTGGAGAAGATTTCCGTGTCCCAACACTTAACCGCTGAAGAGTTTGAACTACTCAAAGGGTTTTTCGGTCTCCCTTTTTTGGGTAACGGGTCTCAACCCCGTAACCCCCATAGTCTGCTAAATGCTATGAGAGAGTGCTTCAACAGGATCTACTTGAAGGCTTTTAGGGGGGTCACCGTCTCTGATATCGGAGGTAATTTAGCTTCGGCTGTTTTCTCTGATTCTGGTAATCTCCATGTTTGCATGCCATTGATTGATATGAAGGATGCCGCCAGACAAACAAAAAGTGCCATTTCACTTTTAAATGGTCTCGACTACAAATATGAAGATGCTTCTGCTCTAGCTAAGAGACTTCAAACTCTGAAAAACTTAACATTTTGCAACAAACCTGTTCCTTGCTGCACTCATCAGTCTACCGTTATCATAATGGTGGATGTATATGATGTTTCCCTGTATGCTTTGTTGCAAGCTATGGAAAAGAAAGGCTCTTTGCTAGCTAGATGCTGTTTCATGTTTCCTCCAGAGTTGCTGAATTCTGACGGTACTGTTGTCCATCCTGATACTAATGTTGTGGTGACAAGAGAGGGTGAACTTTTGAGGTATCATGTTGCTAACACTTCAGATTGTTACACGCAGGATGTTAAGAATGTTATGTCTTATTTGAGGAACTCCTCCGTAATCTCAAAATCTGGTCTTGTTTATTCGGTTGAACTCCTGAACCAAAATGGGCCGTATTTAGATTTCCAAATCTCGTTATCTGTGAATTCTAATTCGAAACCCTCTACAAGAAGTTTTCAGGCTTGGCTGAGAAACAAATCAGAGGTTGTCGTTCAGAATGTGGCGAGTGATGGCGCATTGATCTCAACTAGGTTAATAATGGACCGGGACTTTGTTCGGAGAGTTCTAAGTTATTCTGCAAACGTCTGCAACACTATTGATGATAGAACATTTGAGTATGTTCTTTCTAATATAAGATCGCAGACAACAATGATGATAGTCGGTTCGAAGATCGTCCATAACAAGGTCGAACTCTCCAATGACGTAGTTGTTGAATTGCCCGCAACTTTTCTTCGTGAGGCTGTTCGGAGAAGGAGAAAGGCTGTCGAGGCAGCAAAAAGAGGTAGAGGAGGGTTTCTCACCAATCTGCTTCGCAGTCTAATCGGCTTACCAGGCAAGATCTTGAGATGTTTGATAAATACTCTGAGGAAGTTATTGCCCGCAAAGCTTAGAAAGGCGTTCGACAACTTGGTGGAGGAGGAAGTTCTGATAAAAGATTGTAGTGATACTATTATCACTCAAACTCACAATGAAAGTGGACAGTGTGAATTGAGGAATGCGGTACTCAAGGATGTTTTGGATGCTGTCAGGGATTTGACTTTGCTCTCTGCCCCGAAGTGTGAGATTGAGGAGGTTAAGCCTGCAGAGCCCACATCTGAGATAGAAGAGGAACCTATATCTCGTAAGCAACCGAGAGACTCAAAACCTTCCTCCCGACCTAAGGCAGCAGGCCTGTTAGGTGGAGGTGGTAATTGGTATGACTTTCTACTTCCGAAAGCGGCCAATAAAGATACGGGCTCGTCCTTTCTTGCCAACATTTGGAGGCTCGTAAGGAAATTGGAAAGGTATTTCAGTTCCTCGACGATTCTTAAACCGGTGTTTTGGCTCTTAGAAGTGTTGCTTAAAGTGTTGAAAGCTATTTTCTTACCACTTTTGACTGCCGTCCCCTCGGCGTTAACCGCCAAAAAAACTGATAAGGTCGGGTACCAAGAAAACCTCTCTTTAGTCGGTAAGATCTTTATGGAGGTCTTGGGAAAGCTGGTGCACTTGGTTAATAACACAATTTTTGGGGATATTTTCGGTGTTTTGGGAGAGACTGCAACTTGTGTGGGGGACAACTTCACGGAGTTTAGAACTAAAATCCATGATAGCACTCTGAACTGCTTGAAGACTAAGATTGCTAGCGGTATGTTGCATCTTGGGATGAAACCACCTAAAGGATGGTATAATGAAACCTCCATAGCTACAATGTTGTTGGAGAAGGCTACAGCCGCATTTTTTCCACTAATCTTGCCCACTATTGCGGTCACATCGCTTGTGACTTTGATAGCTTCAAAGACCATAAGGGAGAAAGTGATGGGCTTAAGTCATAAGGTGGTGTGTTTTTTCGACTCAGTTCGAGTGAAGCGTCCCATGATTCTTTGTTCTGTGCTTGTGGGTGCACTGATTAACACTGCCTCCAGACTGGGCTTTCTGTTGGCTCCTTTTGAAGATTTTGGAGAAATTTGTGTTGGGCTCATGTTTTCAGATATACTTGGTAGCGCTTACTCCTGCTACAAAGATCCCTCTACCCTCCAAAAGGTTGACATTCTGGCTAGGGTACTGATTTTGCAGCAATACTTTGAAATCTGGAGTACATGCTTTGCTCTGGAAGAGAAGGAGAAAGTAGAAAAGGAAGTCAGGGATGTTGGTGCTGTTCAGCCTGTTTTTCCAAGCTTGGAATTGAACCCCGATACGGCAAAAGTAATTGAGGGTTTCAAGGCTAATCTTTCTAAATTGAGTGCACCTGCTAAGCTTAAGGCTTCTGTGGAAGAACAGATTGATGAGCCCGTCTCAACCTCGAAACCTTGCGCAATCAAATCACAGACGTCTTTCGGAACATCTTCCGGAACGTCTATAGCTGGTGCTGCTAAGCCTATTTCAGCTTCTGCTGTTACGGAAAAGGGAAAAAAGGTTTTGTCTGAAAGCCCGCCTAAGGAGACAGGTAGATTACCTGAGAAGGAAGCGATTAGATTAGAGGAACCTAGGACTGGTCTTTTTGAGGAGAATGTTGAGGTTTCCAAGAGTCTTGGACTCGTTGAGAGAGTTAATGAACAACTGGCTGTTGAACCGGATTTCATGGACAAAGTTGTTGAGAAGTTTAACCTATCATTGCAGTCAGATTCTGATAAGAGCGCTGCTGATTCTTCGCTGTCATCTGAAGTGGGACCTTCCGGGGTTATCACTGTTGAGAAAACAGCAGCACCTGAGGCTGATCCTAATGCTGTCACTATGGTCGAGCACATGGAAAGTGATAGTTTTTCTCCTTTGAAGTGTGCGTGTGGTATTGAAATACCCGTTGACCGTTTTGTTTCCCCTGGTCCTCTACCACTTTTACGTGGAGACTCTATGAATAATAGAGAAGCTTGGTTTTACAGCAGAGGGGGTGAAGGTTACTCCTACACTGGTTACTCACACAAAAGTAGAGGTTGGTTGTCCATTTTGGACAGATTTGTATCCGCCACCGGTTTGAAGAGCTCTATGTTCGATCACTGTCTCATTCAGAAGTATAATAGAGGTGCTGGGATACCTTTTCATAAGGATAATGAACCTGTTTATCCAATTGGTAATCCAATCTTGACGATCCACTTGAGCGGTGAAGGAATGTTCTCTATAAAATGTGGCACTGGTTGTGGGGAATTGTTAATGACAAAACCCTGTTGGTTTTTGATGCCCTGTGGTTTCCAGAAAACACATCTTCATTCCGTGACATGTTCGTCTGAGAGGGTAAGTCTGACATTTAGAGCCACACAACAGCTAAAATTGCCGCCGATCTTGAAATCTCCTGAATCTGTGGAGGATGTCGATTCAAATTCTGCGTCGGTGATGTCACATATTAAAGCGTGTGCCATTCCCCAGACTAGTGCGGAAACGGTGATTTTGAGACCTCAGACTCCTTCTAGACTTTCAGAAGGTTCACCGTCCAAGAGGGACTCCTTATTGGAGGTATGTGTTAAGCTCTCGGGTATGAATGTCGTTAAGATTGAGGATTTCCTTAATGTTGACAGTTACAAGTCACTGAAGCACTATGTTTCAATTTCCGGTAATTTGGGTGCAGTTGTTGAAGCATTTTCGTATAATCTGCACGAACTTCACAGAGAAGTATCAGTGCTAACTAGAGCTCTGCAGCAACCGGAGATTTTGGTTGGTAAAAGAAGAGAAGTGTACTCATCCTCTATACCAGACCTGGATAGAGTGAAGGTTTGTAACTCGCCAGAGGATCTTTTCACAGACACTATATGCTCATTTTATGGTAGTGTCACAAGGAGGACATTGTTTTTCAGCAATGACAAGGTTTTGCGGGAGGAAGATTCTGTTCTATATTTGGCGCCATCAAACGTGTCCTTTCCACTGAAACGCTGTTTGGGTATGTTTAAAATGATGGAGGTGTTGACTCTTGTTGACGTGGAGAGGGCGTTAGTGGGCTGCAAATTTATAAACGCCGTTCCTGGGGCAGGGAAGACGTTCGAGATCAAAGGTTTAATGAAGTCGCATGCCGTAAACAAAAATGTGAATGGTATCATGCTGGTGTTGACGGCGAGTCGAAATGCAGCCGATTCTTTGAACGAATACTGGGATTCTGATATCAACAGTAAAAGGGTGATTGTCATGACGGTCGATTCGTTCATTTTCTCTGGAGGGAGGTTCTATTCTGAGGATATATACAGTGTTCTGTTGGATGAATGTTATATGTCTCATGCTGGACTCTGCATTTTAATTGCTGCCTTGACAAATCCTTCGTTCTTGTCCTTCTATGGTGATAGACGGCAAGTGCCTTTCATAAACAGGAATCCGATTTTCAGAGACTCAATGGGTATGCTAAAAGTTTCTCAAGGGAGTTATACAGAGAAACTTCTCACCTATAGATGTCCGGCTGATATTTGCTACTGGATGTCATCTGTTGACTACCTGAAACCAGGAGGCAGGTTGTACTCAGGACCGGTAAAAACGGTCAAAGATGGAAGGCCTCTTAAGAGTGTTCGCATTACCCCTTTTTCACCAAGCCAATTGGATTTCATGAAACATGTGGATAGGGTGATGACTTTTACTCAGTTGGAGAAAACAGATTTGATATCTAAATTCCAGACGGCAGGCTTTGGAGACAGAGATGCGGCAGAGCAGTTGATAGGCACGGTTGCTGAAAGTCAAGGAGAGACATACTCTAGAGTGGCTTTGGTTAGGACCAAGGCAGCGGACGATGCCGTCTTTAGTTCTTTCCCACATAGACTTGTAGCTTTGACTGGACACACTCAATCACTGGAATTTGTGTGTTTACCGTCAAAGTTATCTAAAGGAATTGGGAAGGATGTTCAGATGATTGAAAAATTGGAGTCTTCTGTCGCGAAGACTTTTGTGGTTCAACAGCATGTTTAGCGTTTATGTCATGACTGGTTTGAATGAGGGAGCCTTGGGGTCAGGTCGCTGCAGACCTCCCAGAAGTCACTTCGAAGCTATACAGGGCTTATTGGATGATGTGGTACCAGGTGTTGGTTCACTTTGTTTCAATAATTGTGAGGGGGATTTTCAGACTTCTGACTTTGTGACTAACATTTCTGATTTCACATTTTCTGATAATGATGTGAACGTTAGGGCACCCGTATTCTATAAAAATATACCTCGTGTGAGGTCCCATGTCATGACCAAAAGACAAAATACGTTGAAATCAAATATTTTGGCGTATGAAAAGAGAAATTTTTGTGGAGAATCGAAATCTTGGCATCCTGATGTGAATGAGGAAGTTTCCTTTATTGTTGACACCTTTTTTGACTGCTATGTCGACAAGACAAAGGCAGAGGCTTTGTTTCATGATAGGGTCACTGTAAATGCAAAGGATTTGGGCGATTGGTACAGCTCCCGGACACCGTTAGGTAAAGGAGGTCTGGATCGAGAGTTGGTGAATCCCGACATTTTGGGACAGAATTCGAACAAATTCAAATTGATGGTGAAGTCTGACGTTAAGTTCAAAGGTGATGCTGAGGCTTTGGAGGAATTTGCACCAGGTCAGAATATCGTTTTTCATGATAGGTTGACATGTGCTCACTTCTCCAGTGTTTTTTGTGAACTCGTCTTGAGATTGAGATCAGTCTCTCTTCCGAATGTTATATTGTTCAATGGACTCTCCTTCGAAGAATTCGCATTCTCTTTGGATTCCGCCTTGAACGGAGAACCTCTTTGTAATTTCAAGAGTGATGAGGTGGACATTTCAAAATATGATAAGTCTCAAAATACATTCACTAAGGCGATAGAGTTGGAAGTGTATCGGCGTCTGGGTTTAGACCAGTGTATTTTGGATGCTTGGGCCGCTTCTGAATTCTATGGTAGAGCAACCACAGGCTCCCGAAGTTTTTCGGCAGAAGTGTTCGCTCAGAGAAGGACCGGTGCAGCCAATACTTGGATTGGAAACACAATAATCAACATGTGTTTACTCTCTCAGAGTGTCAATCCGAATGAATTTTCCGCTTGTTGCTTTGCTGGAGATGATTCCCTTTTAATCTACAAGAACAAGCCGAACATTGCATTTGATGTTTATGAGACCAAGTTCGATTTTGATGTAAAATTTTTTGACTGTGCTGCCATGTACTTTTGCGGAAAATTTCTGATCTCTGACGGTCTCAAAACTCATGTTGTGCCCGATCCTTTGAAATTGTTCGTCAAATTAGGCAAAGAAAGGCCACCAGAAGACAAAGTCCTCGTGGAAAACTGGCGTTCGTTTTATGACGTGACGAAAGCTTTCGCGAACAATACCGTGTTAGAAAAATTGGTGGATCAATTTGCTCTGAAGTATTCCAGATCACATAACGCCTACGCGGCGTTTTGCGCTGTGAATTCTTTGAGAAGCAATCCAGAACAATTCAAGAGATTGTGGTTTTCTTTGTATGATCAGTGTTCAACTACAGGTGTTGTCAAACGGAAAAGATAAATGCTGGATTTGTTTGCGCAATTTAATTGGGTTTTCCAGATCGCAGCTTTCGTTCTCATTATACTCTTCTTTGCTGTTTTAGCACTGGTGATCCAGAGAGTGTTTTATAATTCTGTTAGAGGACCCGCACCGCCGTCGTAGAATGGAGGTGGGTATTGATTTTGGGACGACTTTTTCAACTTTGTGTTTTTCTGCTGGACGGGGCGTCGATGGTTGTGTCCCTGAGTCAGACACAGTCTACATACCGACGGTGGTCGGTGTGAGGCGTGATGGAACTTACACCATAGGTTTGGGCGCTCTATTGGAGAGGGATGTTCTTGTGTACAGGGATATAAAACGATACTTCGGGATGAACAAATTTAATGCTGATTCTTACATGAAGAAGCTCAAACCGAACTTCGAAGTAATCGTAAAGAATTGGTCAGCTTACATCGGGCCCGTATCTGGTGAGAGAGGAAAGACTCGTAGTGTTATTGCCTTAGCTTGCATGTTTGTATCCGCGTTGGTTCGGATGGCTGTGCAAATCACAGGCACACAAGTGTCTCTTTCCGTTTGCTCTGTGCCGGCTGAGTACAGTTCTTACATGAGGAATTTCATCTTCCAAGGTTGTAAGTTGGCTAAGATACATGTACAGGCTGTGGTGAATGAACCTACTGCCGCTGGTTTGAGCGCTTTTGTAACGGTGGACAAATCAACCATAGAATATATGGTGGTTTATGATTTTGGCGGTGGTACTTTTGACGCGTCATTGATGGCTGTGGGCTCCTCATACGTGTGCGTGGTTGATTCGCTGGGTGACAACTATCTCGGTGGTAGAGATGTGGACAATGCTTTACTGAAGCTGGTGATACACTCTCTCTCTTTACGGGAGGTGGACATCGACCCTTTTTCCATGGAAGCTCTGAAGATAGACATTGTCGACAACCCAGGTTCGGAAATGAGGAAGTTGTTAACGAATTCTGGTAAAGTGAAAACTTTGAGGATTACAGAGAGTCAATTTCGAGAGTTGTGCTCGCCTTTTGTGACAAGAGCTCGTTCGATCATAGAGCACTTGCTTAAGAGGAACAATGTCACAAATTGTGTGGCTGTTCTGATAGGCGGTTCATCTGTGTTACCTGGGGTTAAGAATTCCGTTGCGAGTTTGCCTGGTGTTTCACGTGTAATTTTTGATCGCAACACTTACAGAGCAGCTGTTGCCATAGGGGCGGCTATCTATGCACAGACCTTTGCAGGTTCTTCGAGATACAGACTCATCGATTGTGTTTCGAATTCGTTGTCGGACGAACGTAAGCCTTTAAAGGCAGTCACGGTGTTTCCTAAGGGACACCCAATACCTTCGACGGTATCTGTAGAATTCCAGATGCCGAATTTCGACACAGGCGTTGTCTTGCATGAAGGTGAGTCATCCTTTATAAATATGAATGCCAGAACTTTTTCGGCATCCTTGAAGAAGGCTCAATTCCGTGGGGGAAAATCTTACGTGAGTAACTTCATCATCTCAGAGGATGGTAGGTTAGAGGTGACTATGGATAAAGTCCCGCTAGTTAATGTTGTTACTCCCGAGGTGCCGGATGAATCAGAATATTCAGAAAAATTTTTGAGTTCTGATGATAAGCGTATAAAACCTGAGGTTAATGACATTAAATTGTTTTACTCAAAAATATTGAAAGTGGTGGACTTGTCTTCCAAGACTTTAAGTGAGAGGGAGATTATCTACAGAGAGAATGGCCTTAAGTGCGACTAGTTCGTACGTGAAGATATCTAGTGTGGATGAAGACTTTCGCAGCCTTCTCCGCAGTTTCAAAGGAGAAGATGATGTCGACGCGTTCGCGGATGATATTTTTTCTTTTTTGAATCAAAGGTTTTCTTCAATTTCAGGTAAGTTCACTTTAGGCGATTACTCTTGTAGTACTTGGTATTCGGGCAGTCCCGGAGCGGTCAACGCCTGGCCAGATTCAGAGGGTTGGGGTAGGCATTTGTTTGCAAACTACATAGTGGCAGAAGGTCTTCTGTCTCATATGTACTATCCTCTCTCCAGCGAGATAACTTCTGCTGTTGCCACACCTAAATCTGTACTGGTTGATAAGCTGCAACGTGTTGGTAAACCTGTCACGGAGACATCACCCTTTCCTTACAAAGTAAGCAGGGTTGATGCCAAACGTTGTGCAGCTCAGTTTGGTGTACCGACACGACATACAGAAGATCTGGTCTTTTGCGTAGGAAATTACCTTGGAAGGTTGCCCGAGAAGGAGGAGATACTGGGTGAAAAGGCCTTACCGGTAGCTGCCGTTAGAAAAGGCTCTCTAGTGTTGGACGTCGGTGCTGACGTCTCTTCGAATGAGCGGCGCCTGGCATTAATGAATCTCAGAGGCAAGAATAAACAAGGTGATCCAGTTGAAGGTGTGTACTTCAAAACCAGAGCCGAAGAAATTAAGACGGTGGCGTCTTTCATCTTCGAAGAATCCGTTTTAGAAGACGCACTTTCCCTCCCTGGTGTCACTTGGTGTATACTGAGTTGTCTAAAGAAATATCCAGTTTTTGCAGACACTTTTGAAGACAGAATAGACGGTTTGGTCTACGTTCAGACTCGGGTACGGGAGATTTTAGAGGGTTTGATCCCGTTCAAAACGGAGGTAGAATTGGACATTGTGTTGAGCAGAAGTTCGACGTTGAAAGGTGAAGTTTTTAGAGGTGATGCGAAGACCTTAACACCGCGTTTCGTTAGGAATACGGTGGGTGGTGTGTTAATGCGTGTTGGTTCTAGGTTTTCCGTCCAGGAATACTCTGAACTCACTCGCAAACTTGTGGCCGCATTACTAAATAAAAACTTAAACTTGGACGTGTCCTATACGCAAGCCATCCTAATTATACTTCAGAGGTATATACATTACAGGACCAATGCTTTGCGATTTGTAAATCTGCCCGTTAAACTGGAATTTTTGATTAAAGGTGGGTTACAAATTATAGATTTCTCAGAGGTGGATGTTGTGTTCGGGAGATACCAAAGCACTATTCCGGAAATCGAAAGGGCATGGTGCGCTCCTCTGGCCGACGTTGCTTACATGTTGTTGAAAGACACTGGAGGTTCGTTCGCCAAATGGAAGGACTTACAAGATATTCCAGCGCACATGAACTTTGACTTCGTGGGATACGTGGATCCAAAACTGATGTCCAGTTCGGATCTGAAATACCAGACGTTGCTGCTGGATAGATTCAGATCTAAAGACACCCCCGTTAGGGGATTTCAATTGGGTGCACGTGGTGGTAATCCTGTTGATCATTTGTTAGGGTCTTCCGGTGCCAGAGGGCTTGAGAAGGGAATGTTGCGACGGTTGATAGGTTGACGCTTGCTTAACACTCTGTGAGTGGTTTTGTTTTTGTAATATTTTCAGTGTGTGTTTCAGTTTGTAATATTTTGTTTTTCTTGTTTTGCTTTGATTACAGCATGACGGAGCGAGTGACTGCTAGCAATCCGCCGACGGGTGTTGCGCAACCTACTGTGCCGGAGAGAGGTGAAACCCCGGAACAGAAGAAAGCTCGGGAAGACAGGGAGAAGGCGGAGATCGATGAGATCAACTCTCTTCCTGTGGCCCAAGGACGGGTAACGGTTGAAACATTTGAATCTCTGATAAATGGTAACAATACCGTGCTCAACCTAACTACTCTGAACATCCCAAGACTCTTTAACGTTGCTATACCGGGCGTTGTTGCCGGTAAGCACAAAGTTATTGGAGCCAAGGCTTTGTGGGAGTTGGGCAAAGCGAAAGGGATAAGTGAGTCGGACAGGCATCAAGTGCAATTTCTGATGCAGGTTTTCCAGGACTTCATCACCCACTCTACCTCGCCGAAAGTGTCAGGTTCTTCCAACAGATCCATAACCGGAAGGTATGATGGGAAGGACGTCGTGGTGGCACACGACGAGATCAAAACTACTCTGGACAACTCCATTGCGGCGTTTGGGTATGAAAATACACTGCGCCAGTTTGGCCGGGCTTTCACTGCCGCCATCGTTCAGGGTATATCTTCTGGGAAGTTGGAGGTGAACACGAAAATCTGCGCTTCACATGGTGTTCCGCCGAACTATTACCCTTATTCGCCAGATTGCCTGCACGTTGATGCTAGGTTGTTCGGTTACGATGCTTCATTGGCGGCGGAGTTGGCTAAGATGGTTGCTATAAATAAGCCTTCTAATGGCAGTAAGGCTACGCACAATCTTTACGAAGATACACGCGTGGCTCCTGACATCTTTTTGGGCAACCGTAAGTGAAGTCTGTGACTCCACACACTTTCGTTTGAAAGTATGGAGACGGTGATTTGTTTGTCAAAAGTTAAACATGAGGTTCCGGTACCTGAGGAACAAGTGTTTTTCTTAGTAAATTCTGGGGTATTTGCGGGAGTTCTCCCTTCAGAACACCTCTCATTCTTCTATGACAAACTGAACACCGGTGATAATAAAGATAGAAGAACATATCCTGAGTTGTTCAAGTTTTTGGATAATTTGGGCAATGTTGTAGCTACTAATAATGGGAATTTTATGAAATTCCTGGATGCAGTGACGATAAAGGAGTACTTCAAGCGAAGATATCCATCCACTGTACATATAGATAGTAGTAGTAAAGTTTCCGGGGGAGACTACTGTTGTTTGACAGTGCCTGCTCTCGCAACTTTCTTAAGTGGTGTTGCTCACCATCTTGAGGGGCTAACTAAAGTGTTGGCCGTCGGTTTCACACGGAGTTGTGATTCCGAAGAGTTGTGGGCTTTCAAAGACTCGTTTGTGGTCTTTGAGAATGCAGGGAAATTAGACGTCTTTTGCGGTGATAACATGAACACCAGCAATTCGGCGGTACTCGAGGTTTTCAACTCTTTTAGAGCTGCTTCGAGTGCAACAGATATGGAGCGAGTGGTGAACCTGCTCTCTATCTGAAATCATGTCAGGCGTATGTGGACCTGTCACGCCTGCACCGTTTCCTCACTGAGGATATAGCCAGTTTTGGTGAATGGTGGAACTAAAATAGGGAAATTTATTTCCCTATCTTGGAGAAATCCAGGACC